AAGCCGCGCTCCCCGAGGGGGGAGCCGAGCCGGTATCGAGCTACGGCCAGTAAGCTCTAACGAGCAAACTGATTCAAGAACGTGATTCCAATCACTAGTGACCCTCTTATGAGAGTCAACCTTGAATCTATGAACCGGACTAGCGAACCATTGAGAATCTCGGTGCCAAAAGGCATCCCTGAAACTCAAGTATCCGCTCGTTGTGAACTCGGCCAAACCACCGTGATCAGGATTATTCGTAAAGAATAAATCCTTACCATAGTGCTTGAGCCTGGTTCTTAGTTCATAGTATGCAGTAGCTGCAGCCTCCTCATACCCCGCTATGCGTAAACGCATAGCGATGTCAGAGAGAGACTGCAAACCAGCAGGGTGTTCGGCATCAATCGAAGTCTTCCATCGAACTGGAGTGACGTCGAAGCCATTAAAGGCTTCAACACCACACGATTCGCGGAAGGCTCCTCGCCAGAAGGATTTAGTCCTATTGACGACAAGTCCGAATGATTCGAGATCGTCTATGACGCCCTCGACGCACTCAGACGGGATGATGATGTCATCTCCGAACACAAAGACAGCACCGGGTTGATGAAACCCTTGGCGCTGCAATGACGCTACACAAATGGCCCAAAACACTATGCTTTGGACAGGAAACGTAGTTGCGTTCCCCATCGGAGCATAGCTATTCACTTGTCCCCGTATGTTGGCAAAAGCCCCCATACGTGGTATAATGAATTGTTGGGCCCGACAGCATCCGAACCATTTATATTTAGATCCAAAGAGGATCTGAACAAGTGGCTCAGATACGCGGTCGCTGGCTTCTTTCATATCAATCGTGGCATAACGCCTAGATTTACTTGAAAGAAGAGCTATGCGACCATTAACAGACTGATCATCGAAATGAACATGGCCGTGAGGCCATGGTCCTTTCGCGTGGCGATTGAGAGATATAGATCTCTCAAGCCGACGTCGCAAACCTTGCTGAAGCCAAATTGCTTCAGCAGGATGAACACAAATGAGCCTAGGGCCTCGGCTGTCTTTAGGGACAGCTATGACCTTACAACTTATAATGTCTTCATCTATCGATTCCTCCAATTGCGAACAGTGCTCTTTATTATAATATAAAGAATACCAATCGCTTTGAGGATACAGGTATTCAATTGTTGAATATCTGTACCACCATCTGTCTTTACAGGTGGTAACTGCACCGGGTCCATGGGACGGCTTGATGTCGTCCCCTTGGAATCGGTACAGAACGGATTGACAGTGACGCCGGGCGGAATCGAGGAGAACAGGACTGGCTCTTGCGAGCGAGTTTCCGAACTCTCCGATTTCCTTGTTAGTTGCCAAAAACGCCTTAAAGGCGTTTTCGGTTGTCTGTTTGTCATGTGTAATGTAGGCTTTATAGCAGAACAGAAGAAGCTGCCGCAGTAATCGCAGTGATACAGGGTCCACTAAGGACCTTGCTGCGAGACGCTGCAGCGCTACAGGAAAACAATCGAGATCCAGCGTTACGCCGGACTCAATTGACGCCAGTAGCATCTTCTCTAGCTTAGGAGCCTCGTTAAGGCACCATTGTAGCCCAATATAAGACCCCCGTATTTCACGGAGACCAGATATCCTGGATACATCTGCTAGCAGGCTTATGTATGTATGTTCTATAACGTGCATATATATATGGTGATCCCATCAGCCAGTCTGCGAGGATTTAACGAAAAGAAATAAGGATTTCTCCTAGTTACTTCTCGTTGTTCAATACATTAGTCACGAAGTTAGCATCGGCTACAACAGCTTTAAACGTGGCGATAACATTATCGACCTGCGCTTGAGTTGCCGTAATCGGTACAGCGATGACAAAATATGCCGATGTAATAATCGGCTGTAGGTTGGCATCGATATCGTGACGATCAACACGTCCAGTGTAACGAGTTCCGGAGACTTTCGTCACCGAATCAACGTAACCCTGAGACTTGATGATTAACTTGTCGGGCGTGTTAATAGCCCGAGTCGTTGATTGTCTTTCAGAACCATCCTTCTCATCGAAGGATTTCTTGAAAGCGATGGTATTGAACGTTAGATCGGCATTCATTTGGATGGGACTTTATGTTAGTACTAACTCTAACGATAACAGACATCAACGAAACATTTACCTTTTAAAGGGTAGGGTTTCGTCCACAGAACTTAGGCGAGATTCCAGATGATCAGCAAGTCTTGCGACATGCAAAATCATCAGGTTCTCGTTGCCAGAACTATGATTCTCCCGGATATTCCGGATGGAATCAAAGAACTGACTCCTATTCAAACAACCACGGACGCGTTGAATACGATTTATCTCCTCAAAGAGGAGAGGATCGGGCTCAGCGATGCCCGCGATAACCAAAGCTAAATCAATCCACTTGCGTCGAGAGACGCTCGCAGGATTGGTGAGCCAAGGTTGGTTAGATGAATTCTGTGACGGTAATGAGTTCATAGGCAAAGGCCTCTGATCACAAACAATGATGTCTGAATCCGGGATTCGCTTGCTATCGCTTTAGGCGTTGCAAGATCAAGGCTGCAGAAATGCCAGCTTGATTCTTTCCGAATCGCGGTTGCCAAGTGAGTAAAGACCCACTTGTAGCAACAGGATAACGCTCGTAGTGTTTATACTGATATGAACCACAATAGTTACTGTTGAGCAAGGCGCCACCACAAGTTTCTAAATACTCGTGGTCGACCTCAGTCCGCAGTTCATAGTTAAACGACCTCGTAAAGCTGATAATCTCATAAGGCGAATGCCCTACTGCTTTATCAACCAAACGAAGCGCTCCGCGAACATCAACTAGCCAGTCAACGACGAAGGAGAAAGGAACTAACTCCCAAGCGAGCTGAGCAGGTGATGTAGCGAACCTAGATAAAGCATAATCCAACTGCTGAAACAGCGGTGTTTCATACTTTATTTTAGGCTTAACTGTTAGAACATAACGCACGGTAGGGGATCCAAAAACGGATCCTCTCCAATAAACGGTGTCCGCGTGATACGCAAAATACGTATTACGAACGTCCACTGTATCATTGAAGCGAGCAACACACTGTGCCAGTCGTGAGACTGTCATAGCTTGTTGATCCACGTGACGTTTGAAGTCACTCTTCAGATGCCCAAGGTGCCTGTTGATGGCCATAATGTCTTGGAGAACGGGGTTAACCCCGAACTTCCAGGCAAGATAGTCACCAGAGGCAACCTTAACAAACCTACGAATCGAGCGCCAATTCTTTTCCAACTTAGGAAGAGCTTGACACAACGATTTAATCGCAGGCCACATCTGATTCGCCTCGACGACATCGAGAAGTACATCAGCACGAAGCTGATTGGCCTTCTCCATGACACCCTCCTTCATGGAGGCTTCGAGAGACGGTGACGGGACATCAATTGTCCAGCGGAATGGAAGAGACGGAGTGCCGGCTAAGTAGCCCCACGCCAATCCATTGCTCATCCAGTAGGCATTGCTAGGAGTCCAAGCGGGCTCATAACCATACCATTGGACGTATCCACCAGGAGAGTCCGCATTAGGAACGTTTAATAGTTGCTCAGTTTCGTCAATTTTGACGACTTTGCTCCTATGAACGACCGCATGCGCACTATTCTTACCAAGTCCATCGCTAATCCATTCATCCGTATAATGAGTAGGCATATCGCCATACCCAGCATACGTATTAGTATTAACGATTGCTGAAGGCTGACCACACGGAAACTTCATTACTGAAGCAGAACGTGGGGCCGCCGACTTTGACTTGTGAACAATTGTTCTATATCTGGTTCTCATAGTATAAGAC